TTGTCAGTGAAATCTTCTGGAGGCATTTTTTTTTTCTCGGAAATTTTTTTTAATACAAGTAATATTTAACTTGCGTTTGGGAACCTTTGTAGGTTAGGGTAGTGGCTGCTTTTTAATTAACGGGGGGTTAAAATACTGCCATTCCCGTTATAAGACTGCGATAAGATTAGCGAGATTGTATTTACATAAAAAAATGGGGTTGTTATACCCCATTATAGTGTTATCCGTGTGAGATGTCAAGTTAGTCGATTGCTAACTCCATACCGCTTACAAAGTCCTCTTTGACATTCTTGTAACTTACGAACCATTCGTAATTTTTCTGAAATACTCGCATACCATAAGAAAATTCGTCCAATAGAGCATTTAAACGTGACTTAGTTGTATTAGACTGCCAACCGCCATCTTTAATGATGATTGAATTGCTTTTAACTGTAGCAATGTGATTACCATGTAAATAAACATCTGCTTCGTTATCCCAACCATGCTTGACTGTTGTATTAGATGATGAGAAGTTTTTGCCTGATCTGATTGCTTGATTCATTTGTCTTTCGATCTTTCTCATTTGGGTTTCCCTCTGTGTTGTTATATTAATTATAGCAATAGGGCAACCCATTACAACTTCTCTTGTGACACTTGTTGTACTGGCACAACGTCCCAACTATATCCAATAGATTTGATATAATCAAAAACTGATACGTCTTTATTCTTTCTGATTCTCCACTCGTCTCGATTAACTCTAAAATCATGCACATAAGTTTCTAATTCGTAGATACTCTTAAATGTCTCTACTAATTCATGCTTATCATCATAGAGTGAATAGATCATAGTTTTCTGAAACACCTCAGTGTTATTTTACAGTACATTAGAATTTATGTCAACTGCGACTTTACAATATTTCGATATCCTCGCAATGCTTGACAACTCATAAGATGCGTGCTAAGACTCATTCAAATAGAACACTAAACTAGATTTATTTAACCATTTAAAAGGTTTTCTATTTTTCTTCTTTTTTCCAGTATCCTCGCTTTCTGACTTCCTCCCATAAGGTTACAGTAATTTCTTTCAATATAGTCCAAATATATTGATATGATTTAGGTTTGAGTAATTTATCATCTTTCATTACTCTTTTATTTCTAAGTGCGG